CTAAATCATATGTTGAAATATTTGCATCATGACAAAATACATGAAGTCCTACAATTATTTTTTTGTTCACTAAGCTGCGTCTACCCCTGTCCAAGTATTGCTTGCATTTGTGACCACATTAGCCCATGGAGTTGAATATATATTAGCTAAGGATAAGGTCATAGTCAATGAAGTTGGGAAAACTAAAACATTACCGGTAGGAGATATTGAAGCCTCACTAAAGGTCATTCCTATTCCTGTTGCAGAGACAACGATTCCTGTTCCTTCAATAACAGTGACATTATCTAAAGTAGTAGTTAATGTAACAGCGGTTGGTTCAATAACTGAAATAATCTCTATATCTACGGACCCTAGACTTGTATTGATTACAACAGGATTTGGACCAACAATACTTTGAGCCTCAGCTATAACAGTGCCTAACTGAAAATCCATTTGATCTGTTGGTGCAATGACAGCTACACTTCCTTCAGCAGAAACAGTAGCTCCTGATAAAGCAACGCCAATATTTAAAGAATCAGGTTCTATAATTTGATCTGTTTCAAGAGTAACAGAATCTAAAGTTGAATTGATTGGAAGTCCTGTTGCAGAAACAATAACTCCTGTTCCTGCTGAAACAGTTACATCTGCTAAAGAGGAAACCATTTGAACGCTTGTGACGTTCGCAAAAATTTCTATATTATTATCCCACGCAAAAGAACCCCAGGTGGATCTTCCCCAACCAGCGTCCACTGATCCCGAACTAGCTTCTTCCCCTTCGGTAAAAGTCATAGCCAAGCTTGTTACTTCAATGCCGTGACCTTCTTCAACAGTTGGTGTGCCTAAAAATGTGTTTGATTGAACGCCTGTAAGCGGAAAAATATTTACACCCTCAGCTGTATAGTCTCCTATAGCTAAAGATAAAGTAACGGGTGTGCAGACTATTACAACGTCAGAAATCTGACTTAGTGTTCCAGTGCTCGCGCTAACTTCAACACCTATAGCATTGACGGGCGCTGCTTCACCGAAAGAGCCTGAGCTCCAGGTTTCTCTACTCCAACCTTGTAAATCTGCCATGGAGACCTCCTAGACTAGGATAGTCTCAATATAGCACTTGACGCATCATTTGTTGGAAATGCGATTGTAAATGTCCCATTAGTAGAAGTTTTTACACCACCAAAATCTAAAACTGCAATCGCTGCATTTGTGTTACTTGCATTACTTGTATTGTATATTACAGCTGCTTGTGCTGAAATAGTTGCAGAAGTAAAACTTAAATTTGCAAAATCAACAAAAGCTGTTGACGCTGTCGCATTAGTTTTTGTTAAGCCTACAGTTGCACTTGCTAAAGTACCGCCGCCAGCTGCGTATGTTCCTGAGTCTCCGACTTCATCGGTCGCTGAATATGCTGTTGTGTTTGCGTCTAAAGTTGCTGAACTTGTAAAAAGCGCAAGGTTAATAGTATCATCAACTATATCATGCTCCCCTAAAAGTACCTGCTCTTTAAATGTAGCACAAACTGCTTGGTTAATTGCCATGTTTAATTACTCCTTTTTTATGGTGTCATAGATTTCATTGGAATTCGTAACACACCATTTTGATACTCATCCCTACGTTTACGTCCCATCTGTTCCTGTGCAAAATCTTGCAGGGCACCTTGGTACTTAGCTTCGTATAATTGCATATCTTGAGGGTTTTTCAAGTAAGAAAAAGTTTCTCCTAAAACTGCATACAATAATACTTCAGGAGCATTATTTGATATAAAAGTAGTAGCAGTGCCACTAGTAGTATCGATGTGTTCAGGAGTCTCATCGTACCACATTTCTATGGTATAAACTTGATCAGGAGTAGGAGCCACTACTAAGGTATTATTATTCCAATTTCCCCAGTATTTAGGTTGACCAGTAAAATTTGCATCTGTAGTAGATCTTTCTACAGCGTATTCGTCCATAAAAGTAGCATCTCTCTGTTGTAGCCAAACTCTTGTATCATCTGATTTAACAAGTTGTAATGCTCTAGCAAATCTAAAACCTCCTTCAGGTCCTGAAACATCTAAAAAAGAATTATTGGACACAGTGGTTGTAGTAGCATATCTTCTTTGATCATCGCTATCTAGTTGTCTAGCGATCCTATTTTCAGTGTTAGTAATAAAAACATTAATAACAGCATTGCTTAGCACATCACTAGATACTTCAGTGTAGTTTCTTACATTTGTTAAAAGTTCAGAATAATTCATGATATCACCACTGTCACATTACCAACAAATGAACTGACAAGCAACTGCCTGATTTGTTTAGATGGTTGCATTCCATTTGATTCAAATGCAGAGTCTCCTGGAGCCCCTACAAAAACAGTCATTGGCTCTTGTCTCGCAGGCCTAGCCCAAGGTAGAGCCTGAGCATCTCCAGCATGATAGGGGGGATTTAATTGAGGATGTTTTACTTCAAAGCATTCAGGACACGTCATTAGTCGGTTCCATTCTTCTCTTAACTGATGAAAATCATATTGTTGCCCGCATCTATCGCAAAGAGCTAAAGCGAATTTACCTGTTGCAAAGGTAGACATACTAGGAACCTATATAATAGCTTCTAGGAACGATGTGAACGGATGCTCTTTGACTATCTTCTATTAAAGCTCTCTGTAACTCGTCTTCATAATAAAGTTTTAAAGATTGAGTCATTTGAGGATTCTTTTTTTGAGATAAATAAAAAGCCAGTCCTGATACCATGCAGGGTAAAAATCTGAAAGGTGCATCGGGCTGGTCTGTATAAGCTCCAACATCCTGTATTCTTCCTATATAATTATAATTTATTTGAGTGTCAGTAGTGTCAGGTGTTTGATATAAACTAATTTCTACATTAGATAAATTTCTTTCAACATAATATTGAGTAGGTTGTCCTTGAGAAAATTTATTAGGTAAAGATTGATACTCTGATCTAGATATTTTTGACATTGTAGTATCAGTAGTATTTCCTCCTGAAACTCTTCTAAAAGTCATTTCTAAAAGATCACTAGCATCACTTGGAGCAGTGTAAGTAGTAGTTCCAGCAGTTAAATTTGCAGTTACATTTTCAACTTTCCACAAATGAACTCCTCTGTTCATCCACTCTTGAAATAAAATGTTAAGACTACGTCTAGCTGATTTAAGATCATATCCTGATCTAGTTTCAACACCACATCTTTCGTAAGCGTCTTCTATGACATCATCTATGTCTAGATTAAAAGTGGTTGTGCCAGAGGTAGCCATTTTTAGTTAACCTTTTGTCCCTTAGCAGATCCACCTTTGCTCATGCTTTTCATCATACCGCCACCACGCTTTTTTATAACTTGTTTCTTTTTAGCCATGCCTCCGCCTCTTTTTTTTATAACTTGTTTCTTCTTCATCATGGTATTACTCCTTTTTAAATAATTTTTTATACAAATTTTGCCTAGTTAGTACCACGTCCTCGTAATACTTCTTTGGCCACTTCTCATAATAACCTATCTTATGCAGTTTGCAACTTGCTTCATAAAGTTGTTTAAACTTCTGTACTAGCATCATAGAGTACTCTAAATCTGAATGTTCTACGGGTTGTTCTGTAGGATCACACAAAAAATCTTGTTCATCAGGGCTAGCAGGAGTTTCAGGGTGAAATCCCATAAAATACACGTCTCTTTTGTTATAAGTTTTATTATAAAAATCTATTTTTTCTTGAAATTGTTCGGGAGTATATTGGGACCAAAAAGGGTCACAATATATAATAATATCATGTTGTTTTTTGTTCCAAGATTTAATTGCATCGGTGAGATGTTTCTCGTATTTCGTTTTGTCCATACGAACTTCAATTCGTACTTTACCTTCTTTTCTCCATTTAGCTGCAAAAGGACAGGCTGGAAAACCTATGTGTTTATTCATAGGTTCTAAAACTTTTTTAGACCATTGAATAACGTCTGCTTTAATTTTTTCGGCTTGTTTTCTTCTTGACACTAAGTTTTCTTTTTTTTGACTGTCTTAGCTGCTTTTTTAAAGCTATTGGATGTTGGAGCTCCTGAGCTCCCTGGTTTTCTCATTTTCTCATTACTGCCAGCTTTGATTCTTTTGCGTTTTGCATGAATGTTTGCATATAACCCAGGTTTTGTTATTTTATTTCCTCCTACTGATACTTGTTGAGACATTTGAGACCTTGATATGGCCATTAAAAGTTACCATCATAAGTCTTGATCATAAAATCTTCCATCCACATTATTTTTTCTTTAATAATAGCAATATCAATACTTATGCCTTCCATAGTCTCAACCTTAGTTTCAAGTGCCTCT